TAGCATCTCTTAATAATTCATGTGAAGAGATACCTTCAGATGTTGTGTTGGTCTCGATTGAGATATGAAATTGCTTGTTCATTGTGATTGAATTTAGAGATTGAGTAAAATAAGTATAGGGAGGTCTGAGCCTCCCTTAGTTGGTTAGTTGTATCTGAAAAAATATCGAATTTCTGAATGTTTAATCTGCTTACCACCTTGCATTGGTTTGCCATACATCCAATGGTCTTCTCTGTTGGGTGTTATGTACATTATTTTAGGTTCATAGCCTAATTCCATTGGTATCAACTTGTAAAGGTAAAATCCTTTTAAGTCTGATTTTAAAAGTTCCATTTCGTGATTAACTCCGTGAACTGAAATACAAAATACTTTTTTCATAATGTTTGATTTAGTGATTGATTAGTGAATTAATTATAGGCAAATGTAAAACTATATTTTGAATCTGCAATACCTTAACTAAAATAAACACAATTATTTTTAGTCACATTGCGTAACTGACTGATTTTGTGAATGCCTAATTTATATTATTTTATTTGACTGCTCAATCCAATACCTAATAATACACCAACACCTATCTTAAATGCAGTTGATTGATACCACTTAGGTTCTTTTTTTACGTAGATATTGGATAGGTTGCTGATTGACATAGTTGGATTGTCAATGTGTAATCTAACTACACTATCCTTTTTTCTCAGTAAACGATTAAAGAGTCCATCTCTTAACGTATCTCCAACCGAATATGTCAAAGTACCACTTGATACTATTGAGTCTATTACAAGGACTCCTAATGAGTCAATCTTACCATCTATTGAATACCACTCACTATAATCTGAGAAATCAACTGGTAACTTAATGTAACTGGTTGAATCAAATATGATAGGTTCAGCAAGTTGTATCTTAGTTTCTACCTTAGTCTTATATTGAATCTTGACCACCTCTTTAGGATTACGAATGGCTAATAGTTTTATTGCTATATCCCTTGAATCAATCTCAGATTGATAGTTGACCGCTTGACTGATTAACTTGCTTGAATCTGCTAAGTGCTGCACCTTATATGATTCTACTTGTTGCTTCATATTACGATAGTCAATAGTAAGTTGACCATTAGAGCCACAAGTATGAATGAAGATAAGCAGCATAACAACACCACCAACTAACATCAATACCTTATCAAGTGAGTCAAATTTACTTTGTTGCATAGCCTTCAATTAGTTTTATAAACTTTTCCCACTTCAATTCAAAACAAGTCTTATCTCTTAGGTTTGACCTCAACACATTCTTTGCTACATAAATAGGCATCTCTCTCTCACATACATAATGCTTTACCACAATTAAGAGTCTTTCATCAGCCTCTTCTTCATCCATTGGTAGGGTGCATTGTTTCATAATTGCCTTGTTGCTTTCTTGACTAACAAATGTATTGATTCATCTAACCTCTTCATTGAATCGTCAACCATCTTTAAAAGTTCAGTCTGTTCAACCTCACTTATATTACTACCCTTATCAAGTAACAACTTAACCACACCAGCTACAGAGGTCAATGGTTGCCTTAGTTCGTGGCTCAACATAAACCTGAACTCTTCAAGTAACACCTTTTGCTTCTCATGTTCGTGAGATGTAATGCTGGTAACATCAGTAATTTGGAATCCAACAAAATGAAGTGAACCAAGTATAGCATAGCAGTTCCATAGATTCCACCTTAACCCACTATTTTTCTGCTTTGTTCGTGCATAGATACGAACTGGATTAGGAGATAATTCAATTGCTTTCTTTACCGAAATAACATAATCGTCTAACTCAGTATCGTCTGAGATTATATCACTAACCTTTTTAGGTTTAATATGACTTGAATACTCTTTAAATAAGTCATTAGACCTAACAATATTACCATCATAGTCAGCAACTACATACAACAAGTCAATTGAATTAGCTAAGATGTATTGAGTAGACATATCTAACTCTTAACTATCTTGTTAATCTTACGAATCAAATCTAACCAATAGAATGTAGAACGATATAGCCATATAGAAGTAGCTAATAACATCAACATCATTACAATTGAGTTAGACAAATCACTATATAAGTAGTTTTGAACCATCTTATTATTACATTTTTGTATAGTATAAGGTGTAAGTTCCAACTTTTTACCCTTAATTAACCATTTTGCATCACATGGTTGAATTGTATCTGATGCTCTGAATGGTTGTATAGGTGTAAGTTCAACTTCTACCTTTTCATTTGGCTCAAATTTAGTTAAATTATAGTCAACATATAAAGTTTCACCCCATTGATTTTGATAAATATACATAGAGGTGTCACCCATATAGTGATTAATGAATGTAAATGGTTCAGGTTTATTGACTACTTCTTTTAAAATGTGGTTATGAATCTTACAAGATGCACCAATTACACAAACATTGTCAAATGTATGAGTATAGATAGTGTCTTTTACCATCTTAAACATTAGTACCCCCTTTCTCAGTAGGCTTCCACACCCATTTCAAGGTAACAACTGCACCAATGATGTAGGCAAATGACTCTTTATCTATCTTCTTAGTAAAGAATAGCCAAAAACCAATGACAGATACTAATGAACCTATAGTCAAGTGCCAGTACACCATAAGTAAGTCAGCTATTTGTTTAAATTTCTTAGGGTCGATAGCCATAGACTACTATACGACCTTTTTGAAATATAGTTCGGCTTCTTTTTGTCTTCTTTTAGTTAATCCTTTCAACACAACACCACCACCCTTATTCCATTTAGCAAATTCTAAGGCTATATTTGAATCATTGGGATTAGATAGTACCTTTTTAAGCAATGTAGACTTACTTAATGCTCCTAATCCACAATTAAAGGCAAAGGATACCAATGCATCAAACTGATATTGAGTCAATGTGACTGATTTAGTGTACTTACTTACGTAAATATCAAAATCAACTAAGGTATTTATCAGTAATACTTCAGCCTCTTCTTTGTCACGTAATACGTCACCCATCTTGACATTGGATTTATCAGGGTAGAAGGTAGAACCATAACCAATTGTAGGTACACCAGCCGAACACTTGTAGGCATTAAGTCTAAGACCTTCAAAGTCCTTGACCAACTGAATACCAGTCTTAGATATGTTCATTATATCACTTGATATTGGATTTGTAATGTACAATATTGAAGTGATGCCCCAACATTAGCAGTTTCAATTTGAATCTCACAAGTATTGTTAGTTACCTCAGATGCTATTGATAATCCTAAGATTTCTGCTAAAGTACCACCATAAGACCATTGTAGTATTCCAAAACATTCTTTTTGATTTGTAAAGTTTGATGCAACTGGTAGCGACATCTCAAATGAGCCAGTTGTTTCTGCTGCATCTAATACTATCTCTATCTGAGCCGATACACTTACAATGCTTCCCACCTTGATAAATGTTGCTGAGTTAGGTGTCACCACAATACCATTAGTCTCACCACTTATAGTTGGTGTATATGTGCCACTACTAAACATATTGCCCACCTCAATCTGCTTTGATGTTCCTTGTGGTGATTCTGTAAAGTCAGATACATCTACAATATAAAATAAGTCATCACTTGCTGATGTACCAAGTGGTGTTAAATCGGTAATTTTTACTCCAGCCATTTTGTTAGTTATTAGTTATGTAATTGTATGCCTCAGTTGAGGTCGTGAATTTAATATTGTTGATTGTAAACTGCTCAATATTGATTAAGAAAACACCAACATTAGTACCAAGATGAATGCAATTTTCATCAACCACCTCGCACAATTCCACATTGGATGCAACTGCTCCAATCACAGATGAATAGAAGGTCACAAAGCCACCTTCAAGAGTTATGTCTATCATATAATTGTCATTGATATAAGTGATATTAAAGATGAGTCTGTTGCATTGGCATTCTGAACTGCTCCGATAATGTACTTGTCGGTAGTCCAATCAATTGCAATTGCTGAAAATGTGGTATTGGCATTATCATTAGGTGCATTGGTAGTAGTGGCAGCCAACATCTCAGTATTAGTAGTTGCATTTTTAACTGCTGAAGTCCTTGTCATTTGCATTGACAATGCTTGTGTCAATGTTCCAGTATATGTTGCAAGTAAAACTGCACCCGTTAAGTTATTTGTAGTATTGGCATATAGTCGAATGGTGTAAACCCCAAGTGCTCCAGTCTTGCGACCTCTCAACTTAAACTCAAGGATATTACTAAGTGCCACCGAGTTAGCTGGTACAAGGACTGACTGACTAAATGTATTTAGTAATAGAGATGATGCAGCACCATCGGTTGTGTTTTTGTAGGCAGCCAACCCACCACTATACTGAGGTATATTCAATGTCGCACCTACTAATGTCGCAGCACCACTTGTACCAGTAGTTGTTAGTGTTAATGTATCCTGCTTGGCGTTTATCTGCGTTTGAATAGCAGATGTTACCCCTCTAACATAACTTAACTCAAGTAGGGTTGGATAGGTAGCAACTGGTAATGATGCTATGATTCTTGCAGCAGTAAAGTATGCAATCTCATTAGTAGTTCCACTACCAGTTATTGCATCAACTGGTGTACCATCAAGGTTAAGCACCCAAGATGTATAAGTTCCACTACCAGTATGAGTCTTAATATTTACAACAAGCGCACCCGTAGCAGCATCATAACTTGTTACTTCCCCGTGCATATGATTAGCTGGATTATGCACAACAAGTATTTCTTGCAATGGAATGTAAGATAAATTTAAGTCAATAGTGAAATTCTTTGACCCGTTGCTTACGCTGTTCGATGTTGTTGAAGATGTCTTATATCTATCTGCAAGTGAGTTAATAATTGGTGCTGCTGGGTTAGTATTATCAACATTGATATTAGTTCCAGAATTAACTGATGAAACAATCGTTGGCTTGTTTAATATCTCAGCTACACCACTTGTTGCATTCCAATCACTATTAACTTGTGCTGCTGGTATTGTTGGAAATGGTTGAGGACTTCCTAACCCATCAAGATAGTCGGTAACTAAACCAGTTGGTACATTAAATTTACCATCAAAAGTATTCCAATCTGTTTGACTCAAATACCCATCTGTAGTACCATCTGCTTGAGTAATTGATATATCAGGGTTAGTACCACCACTTGAAGATATTGGTGAAGTAGCACTAACAGATTCTACAATGACTGATGGTATTGTCGGTTTGTTTAATATTTGATTGTTACCACTTGTTGCATTCCAATCTATAGGTCTTTCAATGGTTTGAAAACCACCACCGAGATTAGTCCAATAGGCAGTATTGGTAGGTAGTATTGAATCATTGTTAGCAATACATCTATAGATGTTATTGTTATACCAAACTACATTACCTATCACATACTGATTGCCAGTTGAGGTAAGATGGTCAATTGAGAATGCAATGGCAGTCATTACACCACCACCGCCACCACCACCAATTGCTATTAATGGGTCACCAATAGTACCATTACCTATGATGGTAACACCATCTACTGCTACTTCAGTCAAACAAGGTGTACAAGGTTGAAAGTCAGGTAGTGGAATGTCACCAGTAGCGCACACATCATAACATCCATCTTCAGATGAACTAACTACATTTACATCTACATCAACCGCAACACAAGCCCACTCATAATTAGCAGTTAAAGACTTAATTTCATTGATGTAACCATTAGGTATTACCTCATATTGGATTACACCTATAGATACTTTAAAGTCAGGGTCAGTACCACTAATTAAACGATAGATACGTGATGCAATCCAATCTTGAGAATCCTCACTATCACAAGGTAGATGAGACTTTCTTACAACTGCATAAGCAGTCAATGGAAAAGTAGTTAAGTATAATGTTTTACATCCACTTACCTTTAATGATTCAGTTTTAGTAACTGATACCTTACCACGTTTTGCCCAAAATAGAGTTCCTTGTTTAGCATCAAAGTTTGTTACTACTTCAGCCTGACCATTACCAATATAATGCACCCATGCCTTATCATTACCATTTGCATTGAGTTCACATAGTGGGTAGATTTGGTCAAATATATTTGATACCTCTACCCTTTGATTAAGTCTTTCTATGATTGTTTTTAGTAGATTCATTTCAATGATTCGTTTATTGCATCAACAAGATATTGACCATGTAGTAATAAAAACTCTTCTTCTTCCATATCTGTAGGTTGAAAAATAATACCATACTTTTTTTCAAGTCCTTTAGATTTACCTAATTCAGATTCAGGTAGTGTTACCTCAACTGATAGACCATCTTTTATTACCTCTGACTGCAAGAAACCACCAGCTAACTTACCCGTTAATTGAAGTGGTAATGTAGCAGATGTCTTAGTCTTTAGTTCAGCATAACCACCTTGAAAGTAAAGTGACTTAATAGGTTTACCTTTTTTCTTTTTACCTTTACTATCAGTAGTAGCTTTACCAAACTTGAATGATGCTGGTGCATTCCTTAATGACTTAGAGTCAACGTAGATAGGCTCAGTTGAATAATCTTTAGTTGGTAGTTCTTGCATTGCAGTATTATAACCACCGCTATTTCCTTTACCAAATATCCTCTTAAACATTACCCTCTTTAAATTTGTACCAGCACGATACAATGGTTTAAAATTGGTATTCCACTCTTTATTGAGTGCATCCATTCTAAGATTCATTTCTTTAATCGTAGGCATCAGGGTAGAGCAGTTACGTACTTGTAATTCTTATTACAATCAAAACAATGTCTATCGTCAGGTAATCTCATGTTAGTAAGCATTGCACTCAACTCTTCATTGTATCTTGTTTGTGCAATGTCACGTGCTGCCACAATACCTTCAGTAGCATCACTTGTTGCAAATACCTTATTACCCTTGTTAACAGATACTGCAGTATTGACTCTTTGATTAGGTGAAATAGTCAATGCATAATTGAATATCTCAACTGCAGTTGCATATGCTAATGGCATTGCCATCAATCCACCAATTGAACATAACCAACTTTCTCTATCACAATTAACATTATACACGAAAGACATACCTTGAGTATACTTCTTAGATAATGAAGATAACACATTCAATCCATCAGTAGTTAATTCGATTCCTATAGCATCTACGAATGGGCAAATGTGAGCCTCTTTCAATCTACCACCGCAATCAGTACACGCACCTTTTTTAGTAATCATTTTGGTAGTATCATACAATGACTCATAGACAAATGCTAAATCTAACTTACGTCTCTTTGCTTTGAATGTTCTACCAATGAACTCTTCTACTGCTTCACTTACATAATCAAATGAATCAATTAACTTTAATGTTGACATATCAAATACCAATATCTCTACTGGTACTGAAGATGTATAAATGTCAATCTGTAATGTACTTAGGTAAAAGTTTAAGAATGATGTATTGTTAGGGTCAACTTTAACTCTGATACCAGCATACCTACCAGCACCTAATGCAAGGTCTATGTTGGATGCATTAGTTAATACTTGACCTATTCTTTTATTTTCAATGATGGTATCTGCTTTCATTGTTGCTTGAAGACGTGACAAAATATCACTACTTAACTTTCTCCAAGCAAAGGCTCTCTTACCTTCAAACAATTCTATACCAGTATTATATTGGTCTGTTATTAATTGACCTAACAGAGTGGTATTAATGCCTAAATCGTCTATGTATAAACCAGTAGATGGTTCAGAGATTTGGCAGCCTTTCAAACCTAATAGTTTTTCAAAGCACATATTTTAGTTTTTTCAAAGTTATAAAAAAAGGGTGGGCAAATAATCACCCACCCCTCAATAAATTGTAATCAATAAAGATTAAGGATTCACAATTGAAACACAATTCACATAGTTCACACCAGCAAATTTGTCACCAGCCTCATAGATGTCAGTTGGTAATGTTACAACTTTACCAGTAGCAGTTACGATTACAGATAAATTTCCGCAGTCATCCTTTAATGTAAGGTCAACTGGTACACCAGCTGGAGTGAATGCAATTGTACGTGAGTAAGACATACCTACAGATGGTGTGAAATTAGAATTCCACTCAGCAAGGTTATAAGATAACCATTGGATAGCACCAGCAGTAGTAATCAATGCAGATGTTTGGTCACCTTGTGCAGCAGCTAAACGTGCATCATAAGCAAAACCAAAACCATTCTGTTGAGATATTGCTAAGATGTCAATACCACTCTGTGAGCAGCAACCAGCCTTAACTGCATTAGCATAGCGTTGCATTGCTGCTCCACCAAAAGCAATAGGTGCTGCTGGGTAGTTAGCCATTGTTGCTGCTTGTTGAATATCAGCAAGAGCAAAAGGACTTAATCCACCATTAGCATCTAATGTTGCAATCTCAATGCAGTCACCATCCATTGTATAGAAATTAGTAACATCAGTACCCCAAGTACCAATAGCAGCAACCGCTTGTGTAGCAGCAGCAGTAGCAACTTTTCTATCAATCACGTCCATTAAACGCATAACTGATTCTAAGAAGTACACACTATTTTCTTGACAATGACGTGCAATATCTGCTCCTGAGATTAACTGAGATGCTTGGTAAGTATCTGTAGTCTCTAAGGTGTAAGTTGTTGTAGTGTCACCATATACATTAGTAGCAGTACAATTCATAATCTCTGCACCCTCTTCTACTTCTGTTTCAGGTAGGCGTTGAATCCATCGTGCTTCAATTGTGCGTAGTTTACCACCACCAGTTGATACTTGTTGACGAATTAATTTAACATTTTCAGGTGAGTTAAGATACTCAAGAAAAGGTAATGACTCACGTTGACCAACCTCAATGAAGAGTTGACCAAGTGGTGCTTGAATGTTTGGACATTCGGATAGTATACGAGAAATTGACATTGTTAGTCGAATTAGAAAGTTAGTTTTTGACTCATTAAAGGTTGAGTATTTTACCTACTTTTTGTTATCGTGTTAAAGTCACGATTGACTACTTTGTCTTTTTGCGTGGTAAATTTACAAAAATATTTTAAATATTATTTGTTTTTCTCAAATCGTTTTTAAGACCTCAAATAAGCCATTTAAAGCACTCAATGTATTTTTGATACTGCAATACCTTTTTAAAAAGATAATGCTTTCGACTGATAATCAATCTGTTATAAACATAAAAAAAGGGTAACATTTCTGCTACCCCTCTTTAGAATTAATCTAATTTACCTCAACTTCGCATAAAAGTAAACCACTATGAACATTCAAAGATAGTAAATTACATACCTAAAAAACGTGGGTTAACACTTTTTGTTTTTACATTTTGTGTAGTCTCAATAGCTGGAATGTATGCACCTCTTTGATTGATTGGTTTACCTTGATGTACATTTTTTTGAATGATTCCAGCATCAGTTGCTTCTTTCAATAACACATCATTGATACCCAAAAATGAACCAGCCTTTGCAGTTGACTTTAATCTCTCACCACTTTTCTTATCCTTCACAATTGGGTTACCATCGTCTTCTAAATCTATTACATACTTTTCTGCAATAACAGATTTGAAACCACGTAG